AACCGAATGATCTTGTAGGGAGTTCAACACTCCCTTTTTTTGTGCTTGTTGTATAATTATATAAGGATGCCTTTGGGGTCCACAAAACACAAACTCGCTTTTAAAGGAGCTACCATAATGACTAACCTCATGCGATACACTGCGTCTGATCTTCCTACGCTTATGGAAAAGATCACACGAAACAGCATCGGAATGGATGAATACTTTGATCGTCTTTTTAATCTTCATGAAACAACATCTAACTATCCACCCTACAACTTAGTTCAAATTAGTAATGTAGAGTCGCAATTAGAAATTGCTCTTGCTGGATTTAAGAAAGGAGAAGTCTATGTATACACGGAGTATGGAAAACTTTTTGTCGAAGGGCAGAAGGAAGATAGAGAGTCTGAGACCAAATACGTTCATAAGGGATTGGCTCAACGATCTTTCAAAAGAGCGTGGACCTTATCGGATGACACCGAAGTACGGGATGTCACCTTTGAGGATGGATTGTTAAGTATTAAACTCGGTAAAATTGTTCCAGAGCATCATACTAGAAAGGATTATCTATAAATATAAACGACTATCGTCGGCGCTGAGAGGTAACTGGTAAATCCAGTTGACGCCTCTCTTTTTTATTGCTATAATGCTAGCAGAGAGGAAATTAAAATGTCAGTAAAACTAATTTTGCTTACAACTGGAGAAACAGTTATTAGCGATGCAAAGGAAATAAAATATGAAGATAAGTGTGTTGGATATTTGTTAAAAAAACCTCAGGTTGTAACTATATTTAATGAAGTAAATCAAATAATTCTTTCCGAAGAAGAACCAACAGAAGAGACCAAAAATAATATTCAGGAAACTAAATCTGAACTAAAGATATCGATGGGATCTTGGATGCCTCTTTCTAATGATGATGAAATTGTAATTTATCCTAATTCTGTTGTTTCCATAGTTGAACCAGTAGATACTGTCAAATCAATGTATGAGGAAAAAGTAAATGGATGATGTTATTAGGTGTATAATTCTTAAAAATCATCTTAAGATTATATGTGCCATAGAGCAAATTTTTGGGGATCCTGGAGAATCTGATTGTAGACTTATAAATCCATATCTTTATGAGAATGGAGAATTAGTTAGATGGCTTGATGATGTTACAGAGCAAAATGAAATCGAAATATTTTCAAGCAATATTTTAACTCATGTTGAACCAAAAAAAGAAATCATTGAAAAGTATCTTGAACTAACTGCAGAATGAGATTTTATACAAACGTTCAAATGGTCGGGGACAACTTTCTAGTCCGTGGTTATGAAAATGGAAGGCATTTCATGACCCGTGAGAAGTTCAACCCGACTCTTTTTGTCCCTTCTAACAAAAAAACTAAATATCAAACTTTAACTGGGGAACCAGTTGAGGCAATTCAACCTGGATCTGTTCGTGAATGTCGTGATTTTGTCAAGAAGTATGAGAGCGTAGACAACTTTAAAATCTTTGGAAATACTCAATACATCTATCAATACATTTCTGAAATGTATCCTGAGGATGAGGTTAAGTTTGATATTAGTAAAATCAAAGTTACTACTCTGGATATTGAGGTTGCATCCGAGAATGGGTTCCCTGATGTAGAGTCTGCTGCAGAAGAAGTTCTTTTGATTACCATTCAAGATTATTCTTCCAAGCAAATTCGCACCTGGGGAATGGGTCCTTTTCAGAATAAGCAAAAAAATGTGATCTATCGTTCTTTCACAAATGAACGTGATCTGTTGATGGATTTTATTAATTGGTGGATGGTTGAGGAGAATGCTCCTGAGGTTGTGACTGGATGGAACGTTGAACTATATGATATTCCGTATCTTGTTCGCCGCCTGGATCGTGTTCTTGGTGAGAAACTGATGAAGCGTATGTCCCCTTGGGGATTGGTGACTGAGGATGAGATTTATATTTCTGGTCGTAAGCACATTTCTTATGATGTGGGTGGTATTACTCAACTTGATTACCTGAACCTCTATAAGAAATTCACCTATAAGGCACAGGAGTCTTATCGTCTGGATTACATTGCTGAGGTTGAACTGGGACAGAAAAAACTGGATCACTCTGAGTTTGATACCTTCAAGGACTTCTATACAAAGGGTTGGCAGAAGTTTGTAGAATACAACATCGTTGACGTGGAACTTGTGGACCGTTTGGAAGACAAGATGAAACTGATTGAACTCGCAATCACGATGGCATATGACGCCAAAGCGAACTATGCTGATGTATTCTCTCAGGTGAGAATGTGGGATACAATCATTTATAACTATCTAAAGAAGAGGAATATTGTTATTCCTCCTAAAGAACGTTCTGATAAGGATTCCAAGTATGCTGGTGCGTATGTTAAAGAACCTATTCCAGGAAAGTATGACTGGGTTGTGTCTTTTGACCTCAACTCCCTATACCCTCACCTCATTATGCAATACAACATCTCGCCAGAAACTCTTCTGGAAGAGAGGCATCCGTCCGTAAATGTTGATAAGATCCTGAACGAGCAACTCAGTTTTGAACTCTATAAGGACTATGCTGTATGTGCTAACGGTGCGATGTATCGTAAGGATGTGCGTGGATTCCTTCCTGAACTGATGGAAAAGATCTATAATGAACGTGTGATCTTTAAGAAGAAAATGCTTGCTGCGGAGCAGGAATATGAAAAAACGAAAAACAAACAACTTGTTAAAGAGATTGCCAGGTGTAATAACATCCAGATGGCGCGGAAAATTCAACTTAATTCTGCTTATGGTGCTATCGGTAATCAGTATTTCCGTTATTTCAAACTAGCAAACGCCGAAGCAATTACTCTTTCGGGGCAGGTATCAATTCAGTGGATTATGAATGCCGTGAATCGGTATTTGAATAAAGTTCTTAAAAGTGGAGATGTAGATTATGTTATTGCTTCTGATACTGATTCTCTTTACGTTAATATGGGTCCTTTGGTTGAAACTGTATTCAAGGGACGAGAGAAAACTACTCAAAGTATTGTTTCGTTCCTTGATAAGGTCTGTCAGGTGGAATTTGAAAAGTATATTGAAAGTTCTTACCAAAAACTGGCTGACTATGTGAACGCATATGACCAGAAGATGTTTATGAAGCGTGAATGTATTGCTGAACGTGGTATTTGGACTGCGAAGAAACGATACATTCTAAGTGTATGGGATAGTGAGGGTGTTCGTTATGAGGAACCTAAACTGAAGATTAAGGGTATTGAGGCAATCAAGTCTTCTACCCCAGCACCGTGCCGTAAGATGCTGAAGGATTGTTTTAAGATTCTGATGAGTGGAACTGAGGAAGATGTAATTGATTATATTGATAAGTGTCGTGAAGAGTTCAGAAAACTTCCTCCAGAACAGATTGCTTTTCCTAAATCTGCTTCTGATGTTCGTAAGTATCAATCATCTTCCAGCATTTACGGATTTAAAACTCCATTTCATATTCGTGGAGCACTTCTATTCAATCATTACATTAAAGAGAAGAAACTTACAAACAAATATTCTTTGATTGGTAATGGTGAAAAAATTAAATATGTCTATCTCAAAACTCCAAATATCATTCGTGAAAATGTAATTGCATTTATTCAAGAGTTTCCTAGAGAACTTGGTCTTGACAAATACATTGACTATGATCTACAATTTGAAAAGAGTTTTATTGACCCTCTTAAATCTGTTTTGGATTCAATTGGGTGGAATGTAGAAAAAACTGTTAACTTAGATTTATTTTTTTCCTAATGGACTTCCTTAAAGATATTGTAAAAGAAATCGGCGGCGAATATACACAACTTGCTTCTGAAATTGATGAGACTGAGAATTATGTTGACACGGGTTCGTACATTTTTAACGCACTGGTTTCAGGTAGCATTTTTGGTGGTGTATCTGGGAATAAGATTACTGCTATTGCTGGAGAGTCTTCTACTGGAAAGACTTTCTTCTCTATCGCTGTGGTTAAGAATTTTCTTGATACTCACCCCGATGGTTATTGTCTCTACTTTGATACTGAGGCTGCCATTAATAAATCCCTCTTGGAGTCACGCGGCATCGACACATCTCGTCTTGTCGTGGTTAATGTTGTCACCGTAGAAGAGTTTCGTGGTAAAGCACTTAAGGCAGTTGATATTTACTTAAAAAAACCTTTAGATGAGCGTAAACCTTGTATGTTTGTGCTAGACTCTTTGGGAATGCTTTCAACTGACAAAGAGATTACTGATGCTCTGAACGATAAGCAAGTTCGGGACATGACCAAATCTCAATTGGTTAAAGGTGCTTTCCGTATGCTTACTCTAAAGTTGGGGCAGGCAAACATTCCTATGATCGTAACCAATCACACTTATGATGTTATCGGTGCTTATGTTCCTACTAAGGAGATGGGTGGTGGTAGTGGTCTTAAGTACGCCGCTTCTACTATCATATATCTCAGTAAGAAAAAGGAAAAGGATGGAACAGAAATTATCGGAAATATTATTAAGGCAAAGACTCATAAATCACGTTTAAGTAAGGAAAATCAAGATGTTGAGATTCGTCTTTTTTATGATGAACGCGGTCTTGATCGATATTATGGGTTGCTTGAACTTGGTGAGGAAGCGGGCATGTGGAAGAATGTCGCTGGTCGTTATGAGATCAACGGCAAGAAAATTTATGGAAAAGAAATTCTTCGTAATCCAGAAGAATATTTCACCGAAGAAGTAATGCAGCAACTTGATGCCGCCGCGAAACAAAAATTCTCTTATGGAACGAATTGAGACGACTATTCTCAGAAACTTAGTATTTAATGAAGACTATTCACGCAAGGTCATACCTTTCATTCAACCAGATTATTTTGAGCAAAAGACCGAAAAGGTCATTTTTGAGGAGATTGTCCAGTTTATTGTCAAATATGGTTCGGCAATCACAATTGAAGCACTTGGTATTGAAGTCGAAAACCGAACTGATTTAACAGAAGATCAAATTAAAGAGATCCGAGAAATCAATAAGAGTTTGAATGATGCTCCTGTTGAGAAAACTTGGTTACTTGATACAACTGAGCGTTGGTGTCGTGATCGTGCCATATATCTGGCACTTATGGAGTCCATTCATATCGCTGATGGTAAGGATGAAAAGAAGAACAGGGACGCAATTCCTAGTATCCTTTCTGATGCTCTTGCCGTTAGTTTTGATAATAATATTGGGCACGATTACTTAAATAACTACGAAGAAAGGTACGAGTATTACCATAGGAAGGAGGATAAAATTGAATTTGATCTTGAATACTTTAACAAAATCACGAAAGGTGGTCTCCCTAACAAAACTCTTAACATCGCTCTTGCTGGTACGGGTGTCGGCAAGTCTTTATTCATGTGCCATGTTGCTAGCTCCGTCTTGCTCCAAGGACGGAACGTTCTCTATATTACAATGGAAATGGCAGAAGAAAAAATTGCTGAGCGAATTGATGCGAACTTATTGAATGTAAATATTCAAGAACTTGCAGATCTTCCTCGTTCAACATTTGAGAACAAGGTTACAAACCTTTCCAAGAAGACGCAGGGAACCCTTATAATTAAAGAGTATCCTACCGCATCGGCACATAGCGGTCACTTTAAGGCACTACTCAATGAACTTGCACTTAAGAAGTCATTTAGACCTGATATTATTTTCATTGATTACCTTAATATTTGTGCTTCCAGCAGGTATAAAGGAAACAGCAATATCAATTCATATACATTTGTTAAAGCAATTGCTGAGGAACTTCGGGGGCTTGCCGTCGAGTTTAATCTCCCAATTGTATCCGCCACTCAGACCACTCGTAGTGGTTACGGTAATAGCGACGTTGAACTTACTGATACTTCTGAGTCCTTTGGTCTCCCTGCTACTGCTGATCTTATGTTTGCCCTTATTAGCACTGAAGACTTGGAGGGGTTGGGTCAGATTATGGTGAAACAACTGAAGAACCGATATAATGATCCAACCATTTATAAGCGTTTTGTGATTGGTATTGATCGTGCTAAAATGCGCCTCTATGATTGCGAACAATCGGCACAGAATGACATACTTGACAAAGGTGGCGATGACGAGTATGATTATGAGGAAGAAAGAAAATCTAAAAAATCATTTGAGGGATTTAAATTTTAATGGAAACTGCAAAACACGTTGATTTTGATAAGTATGCTAAGTTTGTGGATCATGTAACTTCCGATGCATCCAAAGACTTTCTTGCTCTTTCTGATCGTTTGGTTGCTCTTGATGAGAAGGGTGCTAATATTGAACGACTTCTGACCGCTGCTGTTGGCATTAATGCTGAGGGTGGTGAGTTTATGGAGATTGTCAAGAAAATGGTCTTCCAAGGTAAACCTTATAATGAAGACAACCGCGAGCACCTGATTATTGAACTTGGTGATATTATGTGGTATGTCGCTCAGGCTTGTATGGCACTTGACGTATCTATTGATGATGTGGTTGCTCGTAACGTTCAAAAACTTCTCAAGCGTTATCCAGAGGGTGCGTTTGATGTTTACTTCTCCGAAAACCGTGCTGCTGATGACCGATGAAAGTTCCTACAAAATCGGAACTTATTCATCATAAAATTCAAGCAGCATTAAGAGAAAACAATTTTCAAGAAAATCAAATGAAATATCTTGGTCTTCGTGAAGATGGAAAACACTGGTATCTTATTGCTGGAAAGCATGAAGTATCCGCAGAACAATTTGAAGAATTTGAAATGGAGGATGATGACTAAAACTAAACAAAACCATGTAACAATTAAACTAGATTTACGTTCTGCTGCAGCAGTTCGCCAAATTCTTTTTGAGTCTCAAAAAGGATATACATATAATCCAACAAGTGTTCCACCAAGAATTAATGATATTCGTGAAGTAATTTATGATCTTGATGATAAAATAGCATGTGCTATTGATCCAGAATAAATATCTAAAAAAATGTCTTTGATTGGAAGTAGAAAAGGAAGACCAATTACAAGAATGCAATTTAATGCTATTCTTAAAAAGTTTTTGGTCTTTCTTAAAAGAGAACTCAATATAAAATATGATATTCCAATTACTTTAATTGATGATATTGAGTTTTCTAAAAAATTAAAATGTTTTGGCCTGAACACTTCAGAAAATATAATCTATGTTAGTATTGTAAATAGACATCCTTTAGATATTTTGAGAACAGTGGCGCATGAATGTGTACACTATAATCAAAGAGTACAGGGTAAAAAAATACAAGGATATCCTGGAAGCGTTGCCGAAAATCAAGCAAATGCAAAGGCGGGTGAAATTGTAAGAAAATACGGACAATTGCATCCTGATTTGTTTGATTATACTTCGGTTAGATAATGGGGAATTAGCTCATTTGGTAGAGCGCCTGCTTTGCACGCAGGAGGTAAGGGGTTCGACTCCCCTATTCTCCACTTTAAGAAAACTAAATACAAATAAAAATGGAAGATTTAACGGCAATATTCCAAAGATATATGCCTCAAGCTCAATTGGAGCAGAAATCTGAATTTGATGGTACTTTTGTCTATGAGTTCTCTAATGTTCCTGCCAGTAGATCTCAAAGATCAGTAATTATTAATAATATATTATCAAATTTACAATCTTCTGAAGACTTTAAAGAATATTTTATAACAAAAAAAGCATCTGTTACTGTTGATGGAAAATCATATAAGAGTGGAGATGGAAATACACCTCTTATTTTAGTAATTAAAGAAAACGCTAGAAGAGCTTCAAAAACTTTAGCGATATTAAAATTAATACCAAGACCAAAATTTAAGATTAAACCAAAAGATCTTGGTATTACTAAGAATGGAAAACCATATAGAGAATCTTCATATCTTTCTTTTGATGAGGTAATTGAAAGAATTGAGGGACATATTGATCAGTTTGTTAATGATGAAAAAATTAGTGATGGGATGGGTGAGTGGGTTAAGATTCACTTGGCAATGTTTAATCCTAAAGACCTTACTACTGGAAAAAGACAAAGAATAAGGGAGGTTTGGAACAATGGTTTAATGGATGAAATTACTTCGGAACTTTTGGAAGTTTTCTGTGGTCTAGGATATATTAAAGCAATTACAACTCCGTTTTATGGGCAGGGCGCAATTCTTTCTGTAAATCCGAAAGAAAAGAAAAGAGTTTTAGATATTGTTGGTGATGATCCTCCTATTGATTCATTTAAAATATGGTTTCCAGAGCAGGCTAATTTTCCTATTATTGACTCTCAGGTTGGATATTTTGAAAATGGTCAGTTGAAAGCAGCATTCCCAATTTCAACTAAAAATGTTACTGGCGGTCGTTTACCAAACGTTATTAAGTTTGGAGATATCTTTACAAATAAAAAGCAAGTTTTAAAATGGAAAAATAATCTTCCAAAAAAATCTGGAAATAAACAAGGAATTCAAACGGTAGTTGCTGCTCAAGCTGTTGGTCAACCAAGTAGGCAGGGTGCATTATATCCCTTATATGCATCTAAATCAATTTTAAATTCTCGCATACCAAATTTACAAAACAAAAGGTACTTTTTAACGAATATAAATGAGTACGGATCTCATTTTAGTGATCATGAAATTAGAGATGTTTTGGATAGATTAACTAGAGTTAGACATTCTAAAACTGAAAGACTTAATGAAATTTTGGATGCAAATTCTTTACGTGTTGCTAAAGAGTTAGTTTATATTCTACTATTCAATACTAGGGGAACAAGTTCTCCATACTCTCAAGTTGTACAAAGATTTGAAAAAGAATATCTTTTAACTATAAGTGAGGATGTATGGAATTCTGTAGTTAAAGGTAGAGGATCTGCCGAATATCCATATACCTATCAGAATATTTCTTTATTCTTTGAAAAAGTTCTTGAAAATAATTCAGTCCATAGAAATGGGCAAACAAATTATTTGAGAATGGTAGTTGAGAATTACTTCACAGCAAACCGAGCCCTGATTGCTAAATATGATTCAGAATCTCCTCCGTCTGGGGCGGGGGATGTGATACTTTCTAAAGTGTCCATTGGGCAGGACGGCATCGCCAGAATCAGTTATAATACAAGAACAAATCCAGCAACCAACTACGGTCTCCGCTCCAAGAACTCACTCAATAATCTTCAAGACGCTCTAGGCATTACACCTTAATCTCATGGCAAAAAACACCCATTTGGAACACCTGGAAGATGACATCCTCAACAATGGGTCTGAGGGTGGAAAGAATGCTATTTGCTTCCTGAGGGAATTGGCAGACATGCTGACTCAGAAAAAATCTCAAATTAAAATCACTACTAAGTGGGATGGTGCCCCTGCAATTATTTGTGGAAAAGATCCTGTAAGCGGTAACTTCTTTGTCGGAACTAAATCGGTTTTTGCTAAGGGTGCTCCTAAGGTTTGTTTTACTGAAAAAGATATTGACATGTTCTATGAAGAAGGTCAATTAAATCAAAAACTAAAAACTGCTCTTAAGTATCTCTCTAAACTGAATATCAAAGGAGTTGTTCAGGGTGATCTTCTTTTTACGAATGATAAAACTCTAGGAAATATCAACGGTGAAAGGGTGATTCATTTTCGCCCCAATACCATCACCTATGCTGTTCCTGCAGATACTCCTCTTGCGGATAAGATTTCTGCTGCGAAGATTGGGATTGTATTCCATACCAAATATAGTGGAAATTCTATTCCAGAAATGTCCGCTGGTTTTGGTGTTGATATTTCCAAATTCAATAAGGTCTCTGATGTTTATGTAACTTCTGCAACTTTTACCGATGCCTCTGGTGCTGCTACTTTTTCTCAATCTGAATTGAGGAATTATAATGCTGCAGTAAATCGTGCAGAAGGTTCTCTCAAGCAAGCATCTAAGTTCTTAGATGTTCTCACTGCAACTGGGGAATCTAAATTCATTATGTCTAAGTTGTTTAAGACTTACTTCAATACCTTTATTAGGGAAGGTAAAAGATTGACGAATGCTAAAGACATAGCAAATCAGTTTTCAAATTATTATTCTAATCTCCTGGATAAGGAGATTGCTTCAAAGAAAACCGAAGCAGCAAAGAATAAATATTTAAAAATGAAACTTGAAGGATTGCAATTTATTGCAAATAACCAACAAGCAGTTTATATGACCGTTGCTTCATACATGAATTTGCAGACCGCAAAGGCTATGGTAATTAGGCAATTGGAAAAAGTTAAAACACTGGGAACGTTTATTAAAACAGAAGACGGATATAAAGTAACAGCTCCAGAAGGATTTGTTGCAATTAAATCTGGTTCTGCACTTAAGTTAGTAGATCGTTTAGAGTTCAGTAGAGCAAATTTTACAGTAGCAAAAGATTGGGATAAATGAAGAATTTCTTTCAGTTTCTAACGGAGGCATCAACCGCAGTTCAACAAGCCCAGAGAATGGGTTTAAAAACTGATGGGCATGGTGGATGGTATGATAAAAATGGGGAGTTTGTTGCCAAAACCGTTGGAGGAAAACTTGAGTTTTATAATAAGCGCCAGAAAGTAGGGCAAAAAGATCCTGCTCAATCTCCTGGTGAAAAAAATATTTCAGCACCATCATCACAGCAAGCGCAGCAGCAAGTTTCTCAACAGCAGGCTGCTCAGCAAGCAGTTGCAGGTCAAGAAACTCAACAACAACCTCAACAAGAAGGTCCTCCACCAGTAGAAAAAACTAAGGGAACTCTAACAATTGCTTTCGGTAGATTTAATCCCCCTACAACTGGGCACGAAAAGTTATTAAATGCGGTTTCCACTGCATCTGACGATGGAGATTATATGATTATCCCATCTCGTTCTCAAGATAAGAAGAAAAATCCTTTAGATGCTGATACTAAAGTTAATTTGATGAGACAAATGTTTCCCAATCATAGTGAAAAAATTGTAAATGATCCTGGAAATAGAACTATTTTTGATGTATTGAAAAAAGCCCATAATGATGGATATGCAAATATAAGAATTATTGGAGGTGCGGATAGAGTTGCTGAGTTTGAAAAACTGGCAAATAACTACAATGGAAAACTTTATCAATTTGATAATGTAGAAGTTCGCTCTGCTGGAGATAGAGATCCAGATGCTAAGGATGATGTTTCATCTATGTCTGCTTCTAGGCAGAGAAAAGCTGCTGCTGAAGGAGATTTTGCATCTTTTCGCAAAGGTGTTCCAGCATCTTTTAATGATAAGCAAGCTAAGGAACTCTTCAATTCCATTCGTGCAGCTATGCAAATTAAAGAAGGATGGAATCTATGGGAAATCGCTCCCAAATTTGATTGGAAAAATTTAAGAGAAAATTATATATCTGAAAATGTTTTTAGAGTTGGTGACCTAGTTGAAAATTTAAATACTGGATTAATAGGTCGTATTATTCGACGTGGTACGAATTATCTGATTTGTGTAACAGAAGATAATATTATGTTTAAATCTTGGATAAAAGATTTAATTGAATATACTGAAAAGAAAATGGATAGGATTGAGAGATTGCCTGGAAAACCAAATACTCTAGTTGGAACTTCTGGATACACTAAGTTTGCTAGTAAAATGGCAAAAGGATCTGATGAGGGTAAAGAAAACTTAGCATATGGACAAAAGAACTTTGGACTCAGTTTCATAAATAAGTATAGAAAAAAGTAAGTAATTAAAAATCTACAATGAGTAATCAAATTTTTGAGGATAATGTTGCACCTCATCGTGGACACGCGGCTGGTGATACTGATGTAGAAAAAGCAGCATCTCAACTTGCTTCGGATGTAAAATATAAAGTTAGAAAATCTATGAGCGGATCGACTCATCTAAGTCCCGCTCAAGTTAGTAGAGCATATGTGGCACAATTGTCAAAATCTCCTGCTCCACCAGCAGTAAAAACACTTGCAAAGAAGAAGTTGGTAAGTGATTCATATATTCATGATGTTGATGATCTTGTTTCAGAAACAATCTCCAGTGTTTTAAATAAAGTATTTGTTGAGGGAGTTGAAAAGGTAGAAGAAAATATTCCAGAAATTAATGAAGAAATTGAGGATAAAAAATATAAAATTAGAGTTACTGACAAGGAAACTGGAAATAGTTATGTAACAAGAGCAACACGCGCTAAAATTGCAGAACTTCGCGCCAATCCAAATATTTCTTCTGTAGAAATGACTGGATACGGTGAACCAATAAGAAGTGAGAAAGAGAAGGGAGAGCAAACCGCATCAGTTAAGGCAGGAAAGGGAGTGAAGAATCCTGGTGCTGGTGAAAAATATGAAAAGAAATATGGTAAGGGTGGTAAAAATACTGTAGGTGATAAAGATGGTGATGGAACTAAAGAACCAGATAGACATGAATATGCTGGTGTAAAAGATAATGCTATCAAAAAGGCAAAGGGAGTCAAAGAAGAATTTTTAGGAGAAGTAAAAAAAAAGGATGAAAAAGATAAAATAAAGGAGACTGGTGTTAATAATTATAAAGATGGTTCTATAAAACTCTTTCCCGAAATAAAAGAGCAAAGTGCCAATATTTCTAGTCAAATGGCGACTACTGATGCATCAGAAGTTAGTTTGAACGATAAGACTAAAAGAGTTACTAAGCAACAAAATGATAGAATGAGGCAGAAGGAGATCCAAATAGTTAAATCAAAATTGTCTGGATTGATGTCAGCTCCTAAGGGAAGTGATCCTTCAATTACCGCTTCATATGAACCAGAAGGAGATAATATTCAGGAAGTTTCTCCTCCTGGATTTGAAGGAACTATAAAGGGAATGAAAAAACATCCAGAACTTTCTCAGGGAAAAACTAAGGAAGGAAAAGATAAAAACATTTATGCCCTCGCTTGGTGGATGAAGAACAAGGGATATAAGAGTCACAAAAAACCCAGCGGTGCTATGAAAGAAGAATCTGAGTGTGAAACACCAAAAGTTAAGAATTCTAAAGAAGAAGATCCTAGAGAAGTTCCAACAAAAGTTACTCTGGTTAGAAATAAATTGAGAGCAATGGGACTTAAGATGTCATATGAACCTGATGGTGATACTCTTTCGGAAAGAGGACCAGATAGAAATGCTCTTGGTGGAGCAGACAGAGATAATAGTCCAAGATATCGGAATCTAGGTTCTCCTACTCCACAACAGAGAGAAGATGAGAAGAGAAGAGGAGACGCTGCGGCTGCTCGCGCTGTGGCACAATTGAGGAGAAGGAGAGCTGCTGAAGAGGCTAGAAAAAAAGGAAATTGATAAATAAGTTGGATTAGATTTGGATAACTATTATGCTAACTGGTACTCTATTATTTGCAGTTAAAAGCGGTGCTCTAAGTGCTGTTAATGTTCAACTCATTCTTGGTATTCTTCTTGCAATTTCAGAAGTTCTTGGTGCTGATCCAAGGGTTAAGGCAAACGGAATTGCTTCATTTGTTCTATTACAAGTAAGGAATTATCTCAGAAATAGAAATTCAAATACTCCCTGATTTGAATTTTAACTAACAATGTTGGAGACCTAGGTATAAGGGTCTCCTTTTTTTATAAATATCAGTATAAAAGAATTATAGGTAAGGAAACATGGCTCTTTGGGGCAATAAAGATTTAGTTGCAAATACTAGCACGATTAAAGTCAATCTCGGTAATCTTACCGTAACTGGTGCTGCTACAACATTTGTAGATGCTGGAGTTTCTGCTGGTGATGTAATTACCATTGGAGCAGGAGCTACTTATGGTTATGCTATTGTATCTTCTATCACTTCTAACACTGTTTTGTCGATTGGTTCGACACAATATCTTGTTGCTGGATTAACTACTGTTCCTGCTGGAACTTCATATTTTATTTCACAAGAACCAATTTATACTCTTGGAGATTCTGTTTATAGAGCTCCAGAATCTAAAACAGTTGGATATTCTACAAGTCCAGTGTTCACTTCCGTCTTTGGTGTAGATACAGTTGAAACTGGAGTTGCTCGTACAACTACTGTTGGTGGAAAGGCGGGCGCTTACGGTGTTACTCATGCGGGTTGGGTTGGAGTGACAACTTATATTGATTGTCACAATAACCTAAGAGTTAAGAGTGAAACTTTAGTTGCTGGAAGCATGATTAGTAGTGGTGCTGAAGATGCTGCAGATGATGCAAGATTCCCAGATAGCTGATAATATTTTATGAGATTTGATGAATTGAATGAAAATAACTATTTGTTATTTGCGATAAAATTCTATGATAATCCCCAGTCTCTTACCAAAGAAGACTTTGAGGATGATCTTAAGAGAATCAAGCATATTAAGAGGCTTTTAAAGAGGTATAAAAATACTGGTGTTTTGAAAACTCATTTGATTTTGAATCATTTAATTATATTGTTTAATGTTTTTAATGATGCCGCAGTTCCCTTATTATTTTACGATCTAGATAGAAGTTTATGGCCAATAATAAAAAGTTTTTTATTATTTTTGAATCGCTTACCTGAATTCCCAAAAACCGATATAAGTGAAATTGAACCAGATCAAGATTGTTTATCTCAATTACAGTCAATCTAATGGATAAAGTAGATAAAATAATTAGTATAATTCATCAAATTCGTGAAGAGATGGGTGGAATGACAACAGGAAGTTCTGGTCCTGTTGCTGGATTTAGTGAAAAATCACCAGCACAAGGTCCGACACCTGGCATATCTCCTAAACTTGGATCAGTGAGAAAAAGATATGCTACTGGAGGACATAATTCACGTAAACCATGGTTAGATTATCTAAAAAATAAAAGGTAAAATTAATCTAATTAAAAAAATGTTTAGTCAAGGATCTAAACTAGCTGTTCTTGAGTCAAAGTTAAGTATGTATGAAGATTTATCGCGTGAAATGTTGGATAAGCTGGAAACAGCAGTAGAAAAAATATCGGAAGGAAATAATCGTATTGCCACAATATTGGCAAAACATGACGAAAGAATAGACCAAAATTATAAAACAGATCAACTCATTCTTAAAATGGTTGATGAACTAAAGGCAGAAAATAAAAATAATTGTGCTGCTTTTGGGGAAAGAATTGAAAAAATTGAAGCAAGAATAGAAGAATTTGTTAAGTTTCGTTGGATAGTTGTTGGAGTAGCACTATTCGTATCATTTGCCTTTTCACAGTCTTCGGTTGTTGTGGATCTTTTGACACCAGACCAACAACCTGCTAGAATAGAAGCAAGACAGTAATACCTTCTTATAATGGATTTTATTGACTCCAAGTATATTGGATTGGTTTCATCACGTCTACAAAAATTTAAGAGGGTAAAATCGGATCTCTACAATTTCCGCTGCCCTCTTTGTGGTGACTCTCAGAAGAATAAAAATAAGACTAGAGGATACTTATATCCAGTAAAGAATAATACTAACTTCAAGTGTCATAACTGTGGAGCAAGTTTATCGTTTAATAATTTTCTCAAGGAATTAGACCCAACTCTCCATAAGCAATATACGATGGAGAAATTTAAGGAAGGTCATACTGGTAAGAACTTCGTTGTTGAAGAACCTAAATTTGAATTTAATAAACCAACCTTTAAAAAAAAGTTGGACCTTCCAAAAGCATCAGAGGTTCCTGTTGCTAAAGAGTATCTGGAGAAGAGAAATATAGATCCAGAAAAGTTTTATTTTGCACACAAATTTAAAGAATGGACAAACACCCAAAAACAAACGTTTCAAAAAACCAGTCATGAAGAACCACGCATAATCATACCTCTATACGACTTTGAAAATAATCTGATCGGATTTCAAGGAAGATCACTTACTCCGAAGTCTGTTAAATATATTACCGTGATGTTGAGTGAGAACGCTCCAAAAATTTATGGACTCAATACAATTAAAAAGAATGAAACCGTTTATGTTACTGAAGGACCATTTGACAGCACGTTCGTTCGCAACTCAATTGCTATGTGTGGAGCTGATGCTGATATTAGTGAGTTCGGTTTTAGCAGGGCTGTTTGGATTTACGATAACGAACCACGAAATAAAGAAATTATCGATAGGATCTCAAAAACAATTGATCGCGGAGAAGAAGTAATTATCTGGCCTTCGTTCATCGAGCAGAAAGATATTAATGATATGGTGCTCGCTGGACTTAACGTTATGGATGTGTTAAAATCAAGTACATACTCAGGTTTAGAAGCAAAAATTAAGTTTAACAACTGGAAGAAAATATGAGCAACGGAACAAAAGTTATCAAGAGAAATGGTAAAACTGAGTCTCTTGATTTGAATAAACTTCATGTCATGGTGGAGGAAGCATGTAAAAATCTTGCTGGGGTTTCTGCCTCTCAAGTTGAAATGCAATCAGGAATTCAATTTTATGATGGGATTACCACAGCAGAAATTCAGGAAATTCTTATTCGTTCTGCTTCAGATCTGATTGATCTGGATCATCCCAACTATCAATTCGTTGCTGCTCGCTTGCTTCTTTTTGCATTACGCAAACAGTTATTTGGTGGAATGTATGATTGTCCTACAGTCAGGCAGCATGTTGAGCGTTGTGTTGGGAGAGGAGTCTATGATTCGGAAATTTTAACTTCTTATTCTTATGAAGAGTTTGAAAAACTTCAGTCTTTTATTGATCATGATCGTGACTATCTCTTCACTTATGCAGGTTTACGTCAAGTCGTTGATAAGTACCTTGTGCAGGATAGAAGTAGCGGCGCCCTTTATGAAACGCCACAATTTATGTACCTCTTGATTTCTGCAACTATTTTTTCCAAGTATCCAAAAGAAACCCGTTTAGATTACGTTAAGAGGTATTATGACGCAATCTCAAAGCACAAAATCAACATTCCCACTCCCATCATGGCAGGAGTGCGAACGCCACTTAGACAATATGCTAGTTGTGTTCTTGTTGATGTTGATGACACCCTCGATTCTATCTTTAGCAGTGATATGGCTATTGGTAGATACGTTGCACAGAGGGCGGGAATCGGCATCAACGCTGGTAGAATCCGTGGCATCAACAGTAAAATCAGAGGGGGAGAAGTTCAACATACGGGTGTTGTACCATTTCTCAAGAAGTTTGAAGCAACTGTCAGATGTTGCACGCAAAATGGCATACGAGGTGGATCCGCGACAGTACACTTCCCAATCTGGCACCAAGAAATCGAAGACATCCTAGTACTAAAAAATAATAAAGGAACCGAAGATAATCGTGTTCGTAAGTTAGACTACAGTATCCAAATCAGCAAACTCTTCTATGAACGATTCATCCGCAACGAAGAGATTTCTCTCTTCTCTCCACACTCAGTTCCAGGGCTTTATGATGCTTTTGGTACTGATGGATTTGATGAGTTGTATGTTCGTTATGAACGAGATCAATCTATTCCAAGAAAAACTATTGGCGCTCAAGAACTCTTTCTGGATCTCCTAAAAGAACGTGCCGAAACTGGACGTCTCTATATCATGAACATTGACCACTGCAACTCTCATTCATCTTTTATGGATAAGGTTGAAATGAGTAATTTATGTCAAGAGATTACTCTTCCTACGAAACCTATTCAACATATTGATGATCCAGATGGGGAAATTGCTCTCTGCATTCTTAGTGCTATTAACATTGGAAAAATTAGGGATCACGAAGATCTTGAAGTTCTTTGCGATCTTGCTGTTAGGAGTCTTGATGAACTCATTGATTTTCAAGGATATCCCGTCAAAGCAGCAGAAATCGCTACCAGAGCGCGTAGGTCACTTGGGGTAGGTTATATCGGTTTGGCACATTACCTCGCCAAGCATGGTGTAAAATATGAGGAACAAGAGGCATGGACGTTAGTTCATGATCTTACCGAGGCATTCCAATATTATCTAATTCAAGCAACTGTTAATCTTGCAAAAGAAAAGGGTGCATGTGAATATTCGCATAGAACCAAATATGCACAGGGTATTCTTCCAATAGATACTTACAAGAAAGATGTTGATGAAATTGTTCCGAACGAATTAAAGTATGATTGGGATATCCTTAGGGAGCAGGTTAGGAAGTATGGAGTGCGGAACTCAACATTGTCCGCACAGATGCCATCGGAGAGCAGTTCCGTTGTGTCAAATGCAACCAACGGAATTGAACCACCTCGCGGATACCTGTCCGTTAAGAAATCAAAGAAAGGACCTCTTAAGCAGATTGTCCCAGCATATCAGCACCTTAAGAATGATTATACGCTTCTTTGGGATATGCCTAGCAATCGTGGGTATATTAATATTGTTGCAGTTATGCAGAAGTTCTTTGATCAAGCGATTTCTGGAAACTGGTCCTATAATCCGGAGCATTACCCAGATAATGAAGTTCCTACTTCAATAATGGCCCAAGATCTCTTGACTACATATAAGTACGGCTGGAAAACCAGCTACTATCAAAATACAAATGACATGAAGAATGATGAGGTTGAAGAAACCCGTCAATCGTTAGAAAATTTAATTTCCGATATTCTAGAATCAGAGGAGGAAGATTGTGAGTCTTGTAAGATTTAAAACAGTTTTGGAGGATAAAAATATGGTCGAGTCTATGACCGTTTTTAATTCTCAAGAAGTAGATACCAAAAAGCAACCCATGTTTTTTGGACAACCACTAGGAATTCAAAGATACGATTCTTACAAATATCCAATCTTCGACAAATTAACAACCCAACAATTAGGATATTTTTGGAGACCTGAAGAGGTCTCCCTTCAAAAGGATAGGGGAGATTATCAGTCTCTTCGTCCAGAACAAAAGCATATCTTTACCAGCAACCTGAAGTATCAGGTTATGCTTGATTCCGTTCAGGGAAGGGGTCCTGGTATGGCATTTGCTCCATACTGTTCTCTTCCTGAACTGGAAGCATGTATGAAAGTGTGGGAGTTTATGGAGATGATCCATTCCCGATCATACACCTATATCATCAAAAATGTTTATTCAGACCCATCTGATGTCTTCGATACGATCTTAAAAGATGATCGTATTTTAGAACGTGCTGTGAGTGTTACAGAAGCATATAACGATTTTATCAATAGCGCACATCGTTATGATAATTCGGATGAGTGGGTTCACGCTTTGGAACAAGTTCCTTACGCACAAGAGGCAAGATATGAACTCAAACGTAAATTGTTCAGGGCAATTGCAAACGTTAATATTCTTGAAGGTATTCGCTTTTACGTCAGTTTTGCTTGCAGTTTTGCATTTGGCGAACTCAAGCTTATGGAGGGAAGTGCAAAGATCATCTCACTAATTGCCAGAGATGAAAACCAACATCTTGTCATCACTCAGAACATTATGAACAAGTGGAAAGAGGGTGATGATCCTGAAATGGCACGTATCAGCAAAGAAGAAGAACAGTGGGTCTACAAGACCTTTGAGAGTGCAGTCAATCAGGAAAAACTTTGGGCAGAGTATCTGTTCAAGGACGGTTCTATGATTGGTTTAAATGACAAACTATTACAACAGTATGTTGAATGGATTGCCAATCGTAGAATGAAGGCAATCGGGTTGAAACCTCTTTATGACATTCCTGCTAAGAACAATCCTCTTCCTTGGACCGAACATTGGATTTCCTCTAAGGGACTTCAAGTTGCTCCACAGGAAACAGAAGTCGAGTCCTACATAGTAGGTGGGATTAAGCAAGATGTTACCAAAGATACTTTCTCAGGATTCCAACTATGATGAATGGTGTGAACAGGAGATTCTAAACGCTTATAAACAAGCTGCAGAATCAGACGAGTATATGTTTGGAGATTATGATTATAAAAAAGAATGGTTGGAGGGTCTTTAAGACCCTCTTTTTTTATAAATAATTTCTAGGAATTCCATATCTAATAAAAATGTTTGCAAAAGATGTTAAATCGCTTCGTGAAGCATATTCAAAAATTTATGGTGCTAACACCGAAGAAGTAGAAATTTCGGAAGATCTTATTGTTGAGGATTTAGATGATCTTCTAATTGAAGAGATTGTTGAAGAACTTGTAGATGAATATATTGAATCTGGATATGAACTAGAAGAGGCTCTAGAAATTGTTGAAACTGCTTCTATTGAATATCTAGCAGAACTCAATCCATATGCTCCTGCTGGATCGGCAGCATCTAAAGCATACAATAAGTCAACTACGGCAACCAAGCGTGGAGAGGCACGTAAGGCAGCGGTTAAGGCGGCAGTAAGTAAGGTTAAAGCAAAAGCAGCAGGAGCGGCAGTAAGCGCCTATGCTGCAGGTAAGGCTGCTAAGGCGGGTGTTACTGGTGCTGCTAGTGCCGCTAAGAAGGCAGCAGGAGCGGCAGCAAGCTCAGCGAAAGAGAAGGTCAAGAGTGGCATCAAGAGCGCCGCTAAAGGCGGTTTGCGTGCCTTTGCTGGGGGTGCTGGTAGAGTTGCTCAGGCTGCCCGTAAAGCGGGTTCTGCAGCATCTAAAGCTGCTGATAGAATCAAGGAAGATGTTGACGCCTTTGATTTAGTTCTTGAGTATCTTATTTCAGAAGGTTATGCCGAAACTGAAGAGGCAGCAACCGCTATTATGGCAAATATGAGTGAAGAGTGGAGAGAGGAAATTATTTGTGAAAAGAAAGGTGAAAGACCACACGGACTTCCTTATGGTCCTGTTGGTAAGGGATTTAGAGAACTTACCGTACCTCAAAGAAAAAAAATGTTAGAAAAAGGTAAAAAACATACAAGAGCTGCTATGGGAAGTGGTGAAGAGTATAGTGGATCTCACGCAAAATCATCTGCAATTGATTCTGCATTAAGAAGTAAAAGACTTGGAGGACGTGGATAAGAATTTATCTACAAATTGATATAGGGGGGTTGACAAACCCCCTTTTTTATTGCTAGAATCGCTTTGCTAAGGATGAAGGATAAATAATAGCTCTTAAAGAATATTATATGAGCTATGAGAATCCTTGGATGTATAATTCAGCGATTTTTGAATCGGATGACATTCAAGATCATTTTGGTTTCGTTTATCTTATCTACTGCCGTGAAACTGGTCGTAAGTACATTGGTAGAAAATATTTCTGGAGTTACACAAAACCAAAAGGTAAATCTAGAAGAGTTAAATCAGAATCTAATTGGAAAAAATATTATGGATCCTGCCCCGAACTCAAGGTCGATGTTGACCTTTGGGGAAGAGAGTCCATGGACCGAACTATACTTAGCCTCCATAAAACAAAAGGAGAATGTAACTATGAAGAAACCAAACAACTTTTCCTAAATAATGTCTTGAAAGAATCACTTGACGATGGCCGCCCAGCATACTACAATAGCAACATTCTAGGACGCTACATGCGAAAAGATTATGGCAACTTTGGAACAAGCACTTCGTCGATCACATGATTGGGCAATTGATCGAATTCATGAATTGGCAGAAATTAGTGAATATGAAGATGCCAGGGCAATTCAGTGTGAGTTTGGTGAATGGTTAGATTCTAATATTCCAGAACATGAAGTTTATTCACTAGCATACTTAGGAGAAGACTGATGAGAGTCGATTTACATAACTTTTTTAAGCATTATGATGAGAACAACCCAAAGCATGTTGCTGCTGTAGAGCAACTTGAGGTTGACCTTGCAAGTAAAAATCCAGATTTGATTGATGATACTGCAAACTGGATTAAAATTTATAGAACAGTTCCAACAGTTCCTGGAATTCTTCCAGTTCCTTATTATCCTCAGACAGATAATTATAGAGACGCACAGAGAACCTGCAATTCATCTTCTTGTGCGATGTGTCTAGAGTATTTCAAACCAGGCACTCTTCAGGGGGCAAAGGGAGATGATGCCTACGTTCAAAAAGTATTTGCAATCGGGGATTCGGTTGATCACACCGTTCAGACAAAAGTTCTGGATGGTTATGGTGTTAAGTCACGATTTAGTTACAATCTTGGGTTTGCTGATCTTGATCGTGAGCTTGCCGCTGGGAGACCTGTTGTTATCGGGATCTATCATAGGGGCACTCTATCTGCACCTTCTGGTGGGCACATGGTTGTAGTGATTGGTAAAGGGGGTGAAGATTATGTTGTGAATGATCCTTATGGTTCTCTTAATGATGGTTATACTGGACCTGTAACTAATGGTAAAGGTGCTGTATATAAGAAGTCTGATCTCACCTATCGTTGGTTGGAGAAAGGAAAAGATAAGACTGGATGGGGAAGAATATTTGATGTAAAAAAGTCTTGAACTCTATTCCTTTATCTGCAGGAATAGAATTAATTAAAGAATTTGAAGATTGTATATTAACTGCATATAAAGACCCTCATACTGGAAATCTTCCGATTACAATAGGATGGGGAAGCACTAAAGATTTTGATGGAAAACCATTCAAAATGGGAAGAACGATTACTCAACAATATGCCGATGATCTATTCATACATCAAATTGAAAATGAATTTCTTCCACCACTCAAAAAAATCCCCTATTGGAGTGAGATGAATGAAAATCAACAAGGAGCTCTTCTATCTTTTGCTTATAATCTTGGTTCTGGTTTCTACGGGTCTCCCAATTTTAATACCATAACTAGAGTTCTCAAGGAAAAGAAGTGGACTGATGTTCCAGAAAAACTTTTACTTTATAGAAATCCTGGAAGTAGTGTAGAAGCAGGATTATTGAGAAGAAGAATTGTTGAAGGAAATCTCTGGGAAAAATTATGAATAAGGAACAGCAATACCTTCGTTCAACATTCTCTCGTTGATTGTGACTGGATCACCTACAAGATAAAGAGTGCCAAGTATTCTTCCATACTTGTCCTCTTTGTAGGTTTCAATGATCCACTCACCTTCACGGGATAGTTGTTCTTCTAGCCACGCTTTTGCTGCTAGACCTTTTTCTTTTTCTTGTAGATCTTTAGTTCTAGTTTCTGGAGCGTCAATATCTTTCAGACGAACTCTATAAGAAACAGTTAACCAAAAACCTAAATCAATATCAAGATCAACAGTGTCTCCATCAATGATTCTGTTGATCTTTTTTACTTTGTATTGATACATTTTCTTGACTTGCAATGAGTAAGATTTTATAAATGATCCAAATAACTCCAATAAGACCAATACCTAATAATATATTTACACTCCAAACTACATCATTCATTGTTCTCTTCTGGTTTTTTTCTAAGATCTGCTTTGAGTGCGATGATAGTTGCCAACAAAGACATCAAAGTTTGTATTGATTCCGATGTATTATCGTCACATTTGCTTGGTGGTTTTGCTCCACTTTTATCAAATGCCTTTACAAGATATAGATAATGCAAACTAGTCATCACTTTAAAATTACAAATTACATAATTTGTAAAAGTCATTCCAACAATTGCTGTTGCTACAAAAGCAACCATTATAGGAACAATATTATCTAGTGTTGGATATTTGAATTTCATCTTCCCTCCATTTTATGAATCCAAGTCTTAAGTTCGTGGAGATAACTTCTCAACATATCTGCTTTTTGTAGATGCCAAATATCACCACTCTTGAAATACTCTTGAGTGTGATTATCTATTGCCTTTAGAATGTTATGTATCGGTGCGTTCCAAGGCTCACGCTTGGGTGTATTCCATTCTCTTGGCATACATCACTTTTTCTTACCTCCATTTTTTGCCTTTTTCGCAGTCGCATTACCCTGATTTTGTTTGGGTTGCTTGCCACCAGCAGAACCTTTCTTACCCTTGTTTGGTGACTTGGACATTTTTCGATTTTGTAGTATAATATATTTATTGATTTTTATAAATAAAGGGAACTATATTTAGAATTATGACGGAACAACAGCAGCATTTAATGAATTTGGCTCAACAACGACAGACTTTATCTCAAGAATTAGTCGGTCTTAATGCAAAAATAAATGAAAGAAAAGAACTTTTATTGAAAGTTCAGGGAGCAATTGAATATCTCAATCAAATTGGCGTCACTTTACCTGAAACTGAAGATCAAGTGGAAGATGGTGAGGAAACCGAATCTTGACAAATCCTAAATAATCACTTATAATGCAACAACCCACTTAAAGGTGGGTTTTTTATTATGAGTCATTGACGTGACATTTAGAGCCGTGGAGATCGCCCCTTGAGAGAGGGGAAGTGCGCTTTCTCTATACGGATGTAGAGTTCAATTAAACTTAATGCGTAACTACTTTACTGTAGCCCTCTTACCTCTTCTGGTAACGGTTACAACCACAACGGCAATCCTGCCATCATCTGCTACTGCTCCTTCTTATTCTATTATTAAGGAGTTTGAAACAGAGAAGACAGCAATCCGCGAGGTTGCTCCCGAAAAGCCAAAAGAGAAAAGGCTAATTTGTAAAGGGTGTAATGAACATGAAAATGCTGCCCTGGCATACTTTCAGGGAATTGGTATTAAAGACAGAAACGCCCTTGCTACCATCATGGGTAATATTCGACAGGAATCAACTTTTATTCCTAACATTTGTGAAGGTGGTAGTAGAACCAGTTATCATAACTGCGGACGTGGTTATGGTCTGATTCAATGGACATCTGCCAATCGTTATTATGGATTGGGTGATTTTGCTAAGAGGACTGGTGGTAATCCATCAACTCTTCAAACGCAACTTGGTTATCTAACAACTGAGGTTCAATGGCAACGAATTGTAGACCGAATGAAAGTTCCTGGTAAGTCTATCGATCGTTACATGAACTATGCGTATAGTTGGATTGGTTGGGGGCATCATGGTGCCCGCACTTCGTATGCCTATGACTATGCTAACCGACTGATCCTGGCGGAAGTTTGATACAATAGAATAAATAGTGGGGAGTGCTGCAGAACTCCCCCTTTTTATGTCAATACAAAATCTTCCAGATGATGAAAAGGATATTGTAAATCTTGCCGCAAGAGCAGGATATTTAAAAGTAGAAACGGATATTGGGGAAGTAAAATTAAATTCTTATAATCAAATTGAAGTTCAACCTAAGGGAACTCCTTTCGGTGCAAAAATTAAAGTTGAAGAGGATGGATCAATCACTCCCACTTTAACTTTTGATACTAAAAAACTTAGAGATCCAAAGAAACAGATTGATCCCAAAAGTATTGTTGATGATGCACTAGAAAACTTTTGGGGAGATGGAAATGTTTAAATTATTTGAAGTTAAAGGTGGTAAAGTATCTTTTCTTCCAAATTTAGATCCTAAAAATATTAAAGGATTTCTTATCAGTTCAATTATTATTTTAGTTCTAATTGGAGTGGCAGGATGGTTGAAAATTGATGAGAAAGATGTTTGGAAATTTTATAATCTTTTAATTCAACAATTTGGTCTTAAGCAACAGGCACCAATTATTAATCAACAAAAAGAATTGGAAGCGAGAATTGAACTTGGAGTGGATCAGGCAATTCGTAATGTGGAACCAGAATATAATAGAATTATTGCAGAAGCAGATAAAAAATATAAACCACGTTACATGGATTTGAAAAATGACGAGAGTGTGTGCTATACTGATGAATGTAAGGCGCTCGCTCCACCAATGAGAATTTGTTCTCCATGGGTTGACGGGTGCTCTCAAGAGTGATATAATACTCTCATGGGCAGGCGAGGTTCCAACCCTCCCGTTAGACCCACCCCTCCCATGCCTCTCATAGAAGCACAAACAGGGAGGTCTCTTGTCTCAGTAGCTCAGTTGGATAGAGCATCTGCCTTCTAAGCAGTTGGTCGGGGGTTCAAGTCCCTCCTGAGACGCTTGACATTTTTTATAAAATGTCTTATAAATAAAACACTTAGGTCGAAAACAATGTCTTACCAAACAATCAACAAGCAGATTAGTAATCTTGATTGCCGCTATTGGCATATTGAGGGTACTCCCCTGTTTGCGGATATG